AAAGAGGAAGAAGAGTTGTCGGTCGAAGAAGAAGAAGAAGGGGACGCAGGCAAAGAGGAAGAAGAGTTGTCGGTCGAAGAAGAAGAAGAAGAAGAAGAAGAAGGGGACGCAGGCAAAGAGGAAGAAGAGTTGTCGGTCGAAGAAGAAGAAGAAGAAGAAGAAGGGGACGCAGGCAAAGAGCAAAGTCGGAGAGTTACCAAACGAAAACAACGCATTGGGCCCAACTTGTTGGACGCGATGTTCGTGGTGGGCGTGAGGCAACAAACCAAGTTGCGTGAACTGGGTCAAGTACTGGAGTTCTCCATGCCGCGGGAGGTAAATTGGAAGCTGTTCACCGAGGTGGTCGAGCGCTTCAACAACTTTGCTTACCTGGAAACAGAAGGATTTGAAGAGGTCATCACACTCGCTGCGTTAGACAAGACAGATTATCATGAACAAACACAGCCACTTGCCGTGAAACCGTATCGGACATTTAGAAAAGCGGACGTCCCGGAGTTGGCGGCTCGTGAAAAGGAGCTCCTGGACGCCAAAAAGCAACGCAAGGACGGTATCAAGCGACGACGCGGCTACACCCGCCAGGAAAAGCAAGATCAAATGCGCCAGGTCGACGCAGACTACCAAGAGAGGCTCGCGCGCGTTCGCGAGCAAATTCAAAATAATCTGCGACCGCGCCGGCGCGAGGCTCGCTCCCGCTACGACCAGCAGAAAGCGTATCTCCAACTCATGGATGAAAAATATCTCATGCCCTTGCCGATCAGGCAGTACGACGTGCCGCTCAACCGAAAACCGCTGCAAAATTGGGTCACCAAAAATACCTACAGCAACATGGTGCGCGCACTTCAGAATACAGTCGTGTCGCTCCAGGATGCGTTGATGGACACCTCGCCGAATCTGGCAATTGGACAACTCGCGCCCCAGCCCGCCGAGTTTTACAAGAACGTGTACAAGTTGGTTCCCCTGGACGCTGCCGCCGCAAAGCGCTTGCAGGCGAAGGAGATGAAAGCCGTGTTGACCATGCTACCCGCCGTCCTCGCCGGTTTGACCCAAGATTATTTTGCCGAGGATCCGGATTTGCAAGGCGCGGATTGGGTAGACGACGTCAAGGAGTACTTGCGAGTTTTCCCCAACGCGCGGTTTATCTTTGCCAACAGCCCCGTCGCCGTGTCACCATTCGATAGTCGTGCCTGGAACTTGTTTGCGGAGACTGCACTCCTCGTTGTGCTCCTCAAGACACCCACCACGCTGTATGTCCTCTCGAGGCTTCGCGAAGGCCCCATCCGCCACCTGACATCGCGGGCGATCATTAATATGCAGCGGTTTAGGAAACAGCGAGATTTAATTCTCCACGCCCACAATTTGGACCTGCAAGTACTCCATGACGACGCCATGCTTGCCTACCGATTAGGAGAAGAGGGGCCCGTGGCATTGGTGGCGTCCCAGCAGCCGTTAATGGACCGATTGCACGAGGCTCACCGCCGATTTCAACTCCTCCGGGGCTACAAAAACAGGGATGATAATCACAACGACAAAACAGGCCCCGACCGGTACACGCGAGAACTCGTCGCCGGTTTGAAAGAGTGGTTTGATGACCGGATGCAACGTGACTTGTTGCGTTTCCGGGAGTTGGTGGAACGATTGATTATCAAAAAAGTGATTTCCAATGTTGATATCAGTCCCGATCAACTCAAGGCAGCGCTCGGGACTTGGAAACCAAAAGACTTGCGGATTTTCTTTAACTCGGTTGAATACTTGGCTTCGACCAACGACCTGTATCGTACTCTAGATAACCGCCTGCGCGTTGTCGCGGAATCCAAAAGCGCCTTCGACGCGTTTGCGCAACAACTTCGTGCCGCGAACTTAATTGACTCGGACAACTTAACCGAATCAATGATCCGAACCGCGCTGAAAAATTTAACTCGCATGGATCTCGCGCGGGCGTTGCGAAGCACTCAGAGCTTGCCCGCTGAAGAAGACGACCTAAAACTCGCAGCCCAAGAACGGGCGCGGCTTAAAAAATTACTGACCTTGGTTTCTCAAACGGATCGAGACCTGAAGGTTGTGGAAAATCCCCTGCCTCTGAAGCTGGGACCCAAGGAACGAGTGATCCTGTGCCAGCCGCCGCCTTTTCTGGTGACTGAAAACAAAAACGAAGCAAAAAAAGCACCGACTGCACTGGATGCGTACCGGAAAACGTGGTACGTGCCCAGTGTCTGTCTTCCGGTGAGCGCAGTAAACAAACATCGGGGATTGAGTTTGCTCCGTTACACCAACAAGGCTCGCAAACGTGTACAACTAGTCAATAAACTCAGCCCTGTGACGCGAAAAGACGTGGGTCTTTTGGCAAACTCAGATATCATTCCCGAAAACATCACCCTCAGCGGTGAGGTCACCACTGATGTGCAGCAGTTACAGAAAATGTTTGACCAGGTTACGGCCAACGGGTTAAAGGTTTTAGTGCTCGTGCAAGCGTACCTAAATCAACCGAAACGCGTATTTATTTTTCAACGATGTACTGGAGACTTATTTCGGATCAATCCGGTTATGCATATGTCCTTCTACATGGGTATTTTAGCCCACATGAAAAATCCAACCGCGCCCACGTCACCCGAACTTCGCAGCGTTCTGTACCGCTTCGGCTTCGGAATGAAAATCCTGCCACTGCCATTGGAGAAGGGAAAATGCTACTTCATCTGAAGCGTGCTTCGATACTCACGAGCAAAAAAAAGTAGAGTTTCCGGTTTGTCCTAAGGTGTTCTTAACACTAGTTTTTTTTTCTTGAATAAAATAACAAAAAAAAATGGAGGACGGTTTCACCACACGTTTATTGCTTGCTCTGTTGCGCGATGGCGGCGGTGGTGCAATGCCGTTTTTTGCCCGCCGTGAAGAGAAAATGTTTGATCCAACGGACCGGCAATTTTTCACCTTCGTTTTGCACTCTGCCGGCATTCTCGCGGACCCGGCCCCCCGCGCCTTTCTTCGAGCCGCACAAGCCGCCTGTTTGGAAAACAAGCACGGGGAATTACCCGACCGGCACCTGATTGCGGAAAAGCTCTTGGATATTAAACTCGGCCAGTGTCCATGTTTATTGGAGTTTCCCCGAGCGCAAGTGGTGGCAGCAATCGAACATCTGGTGATAGACATGCAATCAACGGTAGCCTGCGCAGTGGTGATTTCTATTTTAGAATTCCATGCATTGGAACGCCGCTACCCATCTACTGAACAACTGAGTGAGTTTCTCAGCAATTCTCGCCATTTGTCCCAAGACCCGGACCACTACTGCAACGAGAAGAAGCACGCGCTCCCGACCGCAAATCTACACCTGCTAGAACGCGTCAAACTGGACAAAGAAGATACTTGCTCCATTTGTCGCGAGGATATGGAGTGTGCAAAGGAAGTGTTTCGGCTTCCAAATTGCCGCCACGTGTTCCACGCTGATGCGGCTGAATGTCTCGGGGGCGATGCGTCCATTTTAACTTGGTTGGAGAAAAATCGCAAATGTCCAAACTGCAACACCGAGGTTTGCTTAGCTGAGGCCGAGGCCGAAGCCAAAGCCAATGATATTTCCAAATAAAGTGCTGTCCTGGTATGAGCCCTTTTGCGTTCATTTGGTCATCAACATTACCGAGTCGACATTAAAAAAAACAGCAGAAGCCAAATGTCAAATCTCCCAGCCGCACCCCACGACACAAAATCAACATCAGAATCAGAGGAGCGAGTAAATCTGGATCAATTGCACGCCGAGCGCCAATTTTCGGGAGACTGGAACGAAAGCAGCGCGGACTTGTTAGAAAAGTGGTTGGAAAAATCCAAAACACAAGCGCAATTACATCGTCGAGCAGCAAGACGCAAATTATTCAGGTATCGACTCGTGGCCATTCCCAGTATTCTGTTGAGCACCACGGCATCGGCGTTGGCATTTTTTGTGAGTGGCACGGGATGTGACCAAAATTACGATCCGGATATTCAGGTAGCCACCTCTGTCACTGCGTCACTTGCGACCGTCTTCACTGCTGTGCAAACGCTGTATGGTTTTAACACGTCGCACCATCGCCACATGCACGCGGCGAGTCGATTTGGAGCACTGGCACAGCAGATTCAGATTCAACTTTACTTGCCGATTTCTCGGAAAAATGACGTGGAAATTACTTTACGCGACATCACCCACCAATTTGCAGAAATCGTCAACAATGCTCCACTTTTGTAAGAAAAAAAATTTTAATTACAGAAAAAAAAATGACAAGCGTGTACCGACGCAACTTTAGCCATCTCGTCCAAATACTGACTTTGATACTGGAGCGCGGCGCAACCGTTGCGCTCGCAACTTTGCTGTTGCGTATCCATTTAAAAATGGCCCGAATGAAAAATATCGGTGGCCTGCGTAAATGGGTAAAGCAAGATACGGAGTACACGATCATAACTTTAATTGCCTTGGTACTGGCGTTTATCTTGTCGCTAGTTGACGAAATCATTTTGTGGATCGAAGACAACGATTAAAGCTGGGCGGTATGTGCATTATCATTATTGAACAAGAATAAGAACCAAGTTTCCGCTTTGCGATGGCGTGGATAACCTGATACGATCGAAAGACCACAAATCACAAATACGAATTATGCCTCGGCGCCGCCGCCGACGGTTTGGGAAAGGAAAACGTATCCATTTAACCGATCTACAAGGGGGCACGGACCGACAACTAAAAGAACAAAAGCATGAACAGAAGCTCCGAGAAGAACGCCAACGCAATCTACTTCGTCGTTGCCTGGGACAATGGCAGTCATGGGTTGCGCATCTCCGAGAAACAAGAGCCGCTTACCTGCGCGAGTGGATATACAAATACGCTGCCAAAACTCATGCTCGCCGGGTTGAAGACTGTGGAAGGAAATACGGGTCGTACTTACAAGTTCTGGTGACTTCCCCCGCAGAAGGCCCGAGTATTTCGGAGTTCTGTCATTCACACCTTGAACGCATCTTACTGGAGGAAACGCGAGAGCAGGCGCTCGTGAATTTGGATAAGAAGTGGCTCGATACACAGATTTGTTACTACGACAAGAATTGTTTGCTGCACCAAATGGGTGGATACTGCCCCCTATTTCATGGCAAACTTAAGCCCCATGACATTGTACTCGCCCCTTCACACATCCCCGAGGAACGGTCTCCCACTACGTACATGATTACACGGAGCAAAAATGTTATCCGAGGTGTGCGATTGGACCTCGGAACGCTGCGTACCCACAATCAACTTTATCGAGTCTGTCACCACAAAGCGCCGAAAAAAACTCACTACCGCTCTATGGGGTTCCGATATTACGACTGTTATATGGACGACTTTGACGAGCGCCATGAACGCGAGCCGATCATTCGCAACGTGTCTCATCGGATCGCGTCTGGTAATTTGTGCTTTGTTTTTTTTGCGAGATTGAACACAATGATGATGATGATTACTATTATTATTATGTCAGGACGGGAGCTTTGTCGTATCATAAGCAACAACCGGAACTTGATGCCTTATCATCTTGTTTTTCTGGCACAACTTAACCCCACGTCGACGCGGGAATCTGACAGCGCATTGGCTATATTGCTATCCAACATCAAGGAACTCCACACGTCTTACATCACCCCAAAACTTCTCCAAACTCCACATTCAGAAATTCGGCACATCTTAAAGTTGCTCCAACTACACCACGTGCCGTGGATCGCAAGGTTTGCCGTTCGCACGACCGAGATGAGTGCGGTGGACTTTATTCTCACATTTTATGCGGTGCTATCGCGGTATGGTCTTTCTATCTTGCACGAAGATTCACCATTGGTGTGGATGCCCGCACGCAGAGTTTTGTGTTTGTACCACAGCATCGAGAATACCCGTTATAACATGAACAACTCGCCGCAAATGTTCAACGTAACCTGCGTGACGCAATTTCCAGTCCCCATACTCGGCCTGATCAGCATGTATTTGGGATGATCAGTTAACAAGTATTGATTTATTAAAATTAAAAATTATTAAGATATATCTCTTTGAGACGTGGCACGCTTTTATCATCGATACCAGTTGCAAAAAAAAATTCTACATTGAAGTAACCTGCTTTTTTTTGCGTTTGTTTGGTGCTCAATAGTATCGAGTCTACATATCACAAAAACAGAAGGCTCGCGACAGGCAATGTCAGCTGCACCACATGGCGCAAAATCAGAATCAGATGAGCGAGTAAGTTTGCCCAGTGACCTGATCCCGCTTGTGTTACAATACAGTTCGCAAAATGAGCGTCCTAATATTTTGATGGCTTTATTGGCACTAAATTATTTTACGGGAAATAATTTTTACGATCTCCGTAAAATACAAATGCTGTGCATGAAAGGAAATAAAAAAAGCTGAACTGTTGTTTTTTTAGATGACAAATGAATGGAATCAATGAACCGGATGGGGACTTTTACTGTTGACCGTATATGTGCATGAATCCGGAATTGTTAGGTTGGGCGTTCTCCACGAATGCGGCGCGCAAGCTGCAGGTCCTTCGGGGTGATTGTGACACGCCGGGCGTGAATCGCGCAGAGATTCGTGTCTTCGAACAAACTTACCAAATAAGCCTCGGCGGTTTCTTGCAACGCGAACACGGCCGAAGCTTGGAAGCGAAGATCGTCCTTGAAGTCCTGGGCAATTTGCCGAACCAACCGCTGGAACGGCAACTTCCGGATAAGCAGGTCGGTCGACTTTTGGTATCTTCGAATTTCCCGCAATGCCACGGTGCCCGGGCGGTAGCGATGAGGTTTGGCCCTGGGTTGCGGGTTTGCCGGAGATTTGCGCGGTGCCTTATGGCCCATGATCATTCGTGACGTTTGTTTGGTGCGGGCCATGCTTTTTTTGGTTTGCGTGATACGTTTTTTTTTGTTTTTTGAAATGTGAGGATTAGGTTTTTTTTCAAAAAATAAGTAAGATAGAAATAACAAAACCAAAAAAAAGCTCGCAACTTTTTTTTTGTGATGGGTAAAAACAAACCAACACACAACTCTTGCTAAAATATGCATCACACCTACGTCATCAATCCAGAAACTGGACGCCTCATCCGAGTAGGGGGACACACGTACCTGAAGCTTAAAAAAACTGGCAAAATCAGGTCCAAAGCCAAGCAGTACGCATTTCCTAAGGACCATGTGCCTTGGAAGGACGTCGCCCCCATGACGACGTCTGCGCGGCGGGCAATTCATGCCAAGTGTGGGGGCAAGTGCTTTTTAATCACGTCTCGCCAGGCGCGACCGAAGTACCCGGTCTGCACGGGCGGAGATAATTGTAAATTAGACTGTCGCGGCGTCAAAGCTGCGTTGGCGGCTTCGTTCCGGAACGCAAAGAAGGACCCATCGACGGCCACCAAGGTTCGCCGGAAAGCCGTGAATCTGCTTAACGCACACTGCCGCGCTTAGAAGGCGGTGCCGCGGTCCTCGTAAAAATCCACGCACGTGGGCAATCCGCGCACCGTGTAGTATTTCTGCGGATTGAACACTTGGCACTGCGCCTCAATCTGGGCGGTGCCTTGGGAAGTGGCTTGGACAAGCGCTTTGTATAATTTGCGGTAGTCCGTTCCCGTTTGCTGCAGGTGCTGCCAAGCGATCGCGTCGGGAGACATGTTGTAGGTAAATTTTTGCTTGAACAGCCAAGGCACGGAACTCAGACCGAAGCTTTTCCACAGCGTGAGCATGCTGCGCATTCGTGTTGGGGAAGTGGGCATGAGAGCGACCCAGGTGTAGATGGCCACGGGGTTTTGGCGCTTCGTGATCACGTGCTTGTAGCGAATAACGCGCGCTTTCAGCTGCTGATACGTGATAATGTCGAGGCACGGCTCCAGGATATGGAAAACTTCGATCCCGGGTAAGCTGGTGCCCTCGGTCGCGTGCGGGGGAAGGAGCAAGAAATCAATCTTGCCGTCGAGAGCGCGCCGCAGCAGCGCGTCCTTGTGTTTGCTGTCTTCCTTTCCAGTGGGCACCGTTTCCACGGAAAAGCGATGGGCCTGGGCATGGCGGCGGAACTCGTCCAGTCCCTTTTGGAAATTGCTCCAAATCAACGTGGGTAGCGGTTCTGCGCGGTGCATGTCAAAAATAATCCGAAATTTCATCGGCAGTTGGTCGTCCTTGGATAAATTGCTGATCATCCGACCGTACTGCACGTAGAGGTTTTGGGGTTCCTGGACTTGAAAGACTTGGTTTTGAAGTTCCGAAGGCAAGAACCCGAGCCGAACGAGATCATCCGTTACGAGCTCTCCGATCATGAGTTTTTGAAGCAAATTTATTTGGTACGAATCCAAGCGGTACTTTTGCTCGTGAATTTGCACTTCGGGGAAATGAGCAAGCATGACGGCATCTTCTTGCAAAAATGGATCATAGGTCACGATGTACGGTTTTATGTCGTGCATGAGCTTCGGGACGTTGAGCACTTGCAACTTTCTTGCTTTCATTTTTTGACTGTACAGATACTTCATCACCTTAATTAGAACGTAGATCAACACGCCAATGGGCAAGTATTCCACAACGGAGGAGAATTTTTTCAGGGTCCGGGCCAAGTAGTAGCCAAATTTTAAGAGACTCCTGAGGAAGGGATTCGTGGCCTTGGCATCGACAACGTAATCTTTGTAAGGGCCGGTGGTGAGTATTTGTTTTTCTTCCTCGGAAAGACTGGTCGGATCGAGAAAATTCTTTGTCAAGAGTTCGATGCTTCCAAACGACCGCGCCGGGGAGGCCCCGTCCCGAAGCACCTTTTCCCAAATCTCTTTTCTTTTATCCCCTTCGGGCCAAATTTGACCCTTGGTTTTGAAGTAGGTCACCGGGTTGACGGCTTGCAGGAAATGTTTCACGTACTTACCAAACGCCTCGTGTTTGTATTCCGCGCGTCGTTTTATTTCCAATTCTTCAATTTCTTCCCCCAAGGCTTGGCGCATTTCAGCAGTGGCACCTTTTCCCTCGGTTTCCAAGCGGGCTTCGCGGGCTTCGCGGGCTTCGCGGGCTTCGCGTTGCTTGAGTAATTCGTCAATGTCTTCACGGGTTTCGCCTCTTACTTGCCCTTTGTGGAGGTTTGCCACGTAGGTGATGATTACTGCGGTGATACTACCCACGATTTTGTACAACAACACGGTGCTGACGAAACTTTCCATGGCCAACAGAGTGGGTCTGAAGACGACGGGCATCAAATATCCCTGCATCACGGCCGCGTTCTTGTCAATGTGATAGTACGCGTTGCGAAAGTCTCCCGGTGCTGATGGAATCACGTCCCGTCCCGCGGCGATGTTAACCAAAATGCGCAGGTCTGATATGTCGTTTTTCACCGAAGTGCCCGTGAGCATCATAATTTTAAAAGACCGCTGGAGCCAGTAGTAGATTTTAATTCGCATCGCCGCGCTCCAAATCTTGTCCGTGGTCAGCAGGGGGATGAGTCGGTGGGCTTCGTCTGCCGCGATGACCACCCCCTCGGGCGGGCTTTGTGTGACTAGCGTGGACAGGTCTTCGTAGTTACTGATGGTCACGTGCTTCACGGGGGCTCTGCTGACCTTTTTCAACGACCCCGCCCACTCAGCGTGTGCACTCGTGGGGGAAAGAATGAGTTTGCGCCGATTCGGAAAATTAAGCAGGAACAACACGCCGGTCAAGGTTTTCCCCGTCCCCAGGCCATGGTTCACCAGTTCTCCATGTTGTTTGACACATTCCGCCACCAGATGTTCAATTGCGTTTTTCCGGAAATCCTTAAAGTGAATATCCGGCAATTCCCCGGTTGGTTTTTTCCGCGCAGACTTTTTCTTTGCCTTGTGCCTGGATTTTTTGCGACCAGCAGACGAGGAGCGTTTCGGTTTCTTTTTTGTAGATTTTGATTTTGCACCAGGCATTGTTAGAACTCTTTTTTTTGTTTTTACATATTTATATTTTTTTTCCTTACCCAGGTCTATCTTCTTAGCGCGCCTTGAACTGGTAGTAGGGATCCGAAGAAGACTTTGACGCCGCGCCAGTGGGGATCACCATGGTGATGTTGTGCATTTCTGAACGACAAAAAACACAAGACCGATGGTTAAACTCAAGCCATTTGTTCATGCAAACTCCATGTACAATGTTGCGACACACCGCACATTGAATGTACTTATCATCGCTCACGAAATTAGCATAACAAATGATGCAGTCCTTCTTTTTGTCTTGTTCAGAAAGCGGCGGTGGCAGTGGTGGCGGTGCCGTGGATTTATCCGCTTGTCGGCGTTTGTACTCCGTGATGTATTTTTGATTGGTTAAGGACCGATCCAGTCTGATATTGGCAACGACCTCGTGGCTGAGTTTTTTCTTAATCATGGAGAGAGGCTGGCGGAGCACCCGGAGTACGACGAAACATAGGTGCTTACACCAAACTCCCGAGAGTCGCGCTCGGGTTTTGAAATCAGGGCAATCACACTTGGCGTGGCCGCCCGCTTTGCTGATGGAGATAGTGTACAATTTGCCAGTCGATCCAGAAATTTTAAACAAATAGCTGGTCTTGGTTTCGGGCAAGTCGATCACGAAGAACTGCTGCCGTAAACCGCGGCTAATTCGAGATTGTTGTTCGGGATCGTTTTGCATAAATGTATTTCTTGAAGTTGTTGTTGTTGTTGTTGTTTTTTTTTAAAAAAGTTGACAACTTTTTTTTTAGTTTATTGTTAACGCACAGATGCAAGTGATAACAGGAGTGGAAAGAAAAAAAACTTTTAGTACGGAAAAACCACCTCCCTCAAAAAAAAAGAGTATGACGCCAAGTACATGGTTTCTCATTGCTTCAATTGGTATCAGCTGCTTTGTTTTATGGCCCTTACTATACCTGCTTATCGAAGCCCGATTGCGACAACCGCAGCCAGAGACTGACCGCCCCGCGATAAAAGAACAGGAGTACTTCAACGCGGTGTACAATCAACCCGCAGAACAACCGCTTACGGCAACGCAAACGCAAGACATCGAGAGCAAATTGCGTTTTGTTTGGAATAACGTGCCCACTCGTTTCAGAAAAAAGTACCCGAGGGCTCAGGCATTCGCAGTAAGCTCGCCGCCCGCTCAGTCCAGTCGGTTTCGGATCATTCCCGACCCCGTTGACGTGCATAAGAGCACGGGACTGGTATCGTACTTGCGGCAATATTTGTGGAGCTCGCCCCGCCGGGATGGTCTCCCGGGCTGGGGACTGGCCCTCGAGCCTGCAGTATTGACGTCGGAGATGCTACTTCCCGAAACGTGGATTGAAATATCCGATATTTGCGAGCAGCCGCCCCGGTGCGTGTATCCAATGTGCGATAACGGAGGGTACTGGTCCTACGTGACCCCGGGAAGTGGCGTCTTCGTTAACGTGGGGAAGACCCCTCTGGTAGTGAAAAACAAAATTGCGGGGATGCACCAAGTGCTCACTCAGGAACTGATCCACAACAAGGTCGCCTCGGAAGCAGCAGCCCCCGCTTTGGCCTGGAAACACATGGAAGCCGACCTGACCCACCTGGGCGGAGGTCTGGATCTCCTCGGGGCGTTCCGGGCGAATTTAGCTAGCATCCACAAAGGCGAGCGCATGAAAGCCGTCATTTTCAAAACCATGGAATCCCGAACGCTGGGGCGTGGGTGGAGCGTTTGGTTCAGCGGCGTCGTGAGTTTGGTTATATGCAGCGGACTGGTGCTGGGGTTTTTAATTTGGGGAGCCGTGGAAACCAGCACCGGACGTGGCCTCTCCCTTCCTGTTCTCGGAGCGATTTTGGCAAGTGCAGGTGTCGGTCTTGTGTTATTGTTCTTGTTCGCGGGCTTCGTTTTCCGAGACTCCATCATTAAAGATTTCGGGTTTGTGACGTTGGACATGGCCAAAAAACGCCTTGGCGCGACCACGATCGAAATTCTGCAACTGGCTGCGAAGGGAGAAAACAAACTGGCGGCGGGGTTGGCCAGTTGCAACGTGTACGATTTAGATTTACAATGTATCGCGCGTAAGCAAGGCTATTCGACACTTATTTTGACGGAGCAAGCGAGCAACAGCGGCGCTTGGACATCGCGCATTTCAGATCTGGTGAGCCTTCAGATTTTGCCGGGGCCCTTGGGAACCTGTCAGACGCGCCAAAATTTTGCTCAAGGTATTTGTGGAACCTATGAGTTCAAACAAGGACCGCTCACACGGAACGCCAAAGAAAAAAGTAGTTTAGGTCCCGATAACGTGCCTTCGGCGGCCTGTGAATGTTGCGAATCGGTGCAAATGAAGTGTGCGGCTTGTCAGAATGCCCTGTCGTTTGACATGTGTAAAAAAGTCAACCACCCAATTTGCTTACGCGTCATTCCCGATGCGCAGCCCTGCTGACAACTGGCGGTGTTGAAAAAATACATTTTTATACCATTAAAAAAAATCAATTGAGCAAAAACACATGACTGGGCTCGTTGTTGGTATCATCGTCGTCTGCGTGGTCGTGGTTGTGGGTGCTGTCGGCATCGGCGGGTATTTTATTTGGAGACGGCTCCAACAACCTAATTCTTCCGTCACTTCCACCAGCGACAACAAGAAGAAGAAGAAGAAGAATAACGAAGTAAGATGCATTTACTCCAAAGCGCACGAACCCATGGTCGAACTGAGCATCGGGCAGGTGCGCACGTTTGCTGTGTTTGACACCGGGTCCAGTGTATTTTGGCTGGCCGAAGAGTGCGTCGACCAGTGTGCGGCCCATCTCAAGTCTCTATGCGGCACGTGCACGGGAAACTTAGCGCGTGCGGATTTTACACCACTTCCCAAGTACGGGTGTGGTGTTTGTGAAACTTGTATTTGCACGTACGGCGGCTGTGCGGGCGACCAGCCCGAGGCAATATGCCCAAAGGGAGCGACATGTGACATTCAGATCACGCCCAAAAAAGCACAAGTTAACATTGGCAGCAACGCGGTGTGCACCTACGTCGCGGTGGGGACCGGCTACGCCAGTCAGTGTGGGGGGATGATGGGGATCATGGGTGCAACCGATTTTCTAACCCCTGAACCGGACCGGACTTCGTTTCTGTTCAATTACTTTTTAACCGAGACGGGCACTTTCCCCACGGAGGTCATGAACTACAGTTTCGAGATGACCGCAAGCCCGCCCTCGCATTACATCGACCTCAAGCTGAAATTCCAAGATACGGATGTCAAGGGTGTCGCGTGGATGAAGCGGTATCGGCTCAAAAACTTAAATTTCATCGTGGTTCGACTTTTGCACGTCAAGGCCGATGAAAAAATAGTATTTGAGCCGCAAACTGGACCCCAGTACGTTATTTTAGATACGGGAACGGAGCAAGGCGGCCTGTGGCAGTCGGATATTGCGAGCGCGCTCACTAGCGCGGTCACCGATGAGCAGGGGAAAATCAAAGCAGCGTTGCCAACAATCGAGTTTGTCTTTGAGGGTCAAGGCGCTCACACCCCCGTTTCTTGGTTCTACACGAAATCGCAGTACATGTATGACATGTCTTCATTGGACCAAGGTATCTTGGACCCAGGGGACACTTTCATGTTCCACAATTCGCAGTTTCCCATTAACCAAATGGGAAAACAGATGTCGCTCGCGGGTAACTTATTTCTCCTCAACAAGCGCGTCATCGTTGATTTTTTGAAACCGCGCGTTGGCACATTTAACGTGGTCAAGCCCGAAGATCTGGCCCTGCAATCAATGCAACTTGGTAACCCGGGTGCGAACCAACCGGTGCAAGTGCCACAGTTTGCTCGCACGCCACGAATACCCATTGTTCCTCCCACATTGGAGCCCCTCCCGCTGCACCGCGAAGGAGCGCTAGGGGGCGCGTTGTCCGCGATGCGCACCTTTGTGCCACTGGTCTGTTCGTGAATGAAAAAAGTTTTGCATTTTATTAAAAACAACCCCTCCCCTCTCGATGGACTTAAAACGAGCATTTCGGAGCGCGTCGCATCGCCTTAGTTACATTGAGGACATGCGGACAGGGCAAGTAAAGCTTTTCGAAAATGTCGAGTTTGATCCAGACTCGGAATTTTTGGATTTTGAATTCCGCGGCTCGCCTCGGCCCAGCACAGCGCTCGTCACGAAGAGAATTTACGCACGGCACTCCACACAAACGTACGTCATGAAGCTGCAACTCAAAGACCAGGAGCGTGCGGCTCCTTCTGTGGTTCTGAAAGTGTACCGGATTGAAGAAGAAGAAGAAGAAGAAAAAGAAAAAGACCATCCGGGTTTGGCTCGGCACGAAGTTGAGATCCGGTACCTGCGCCTGCTGGCGGATCTGGTGATTTTTCACAAGTGCCCCCATATTACGTTACCTATCGGTCGGTCGGTCGTTGATGCGGAGACGGCTAGAAAACTTCTCGGTGGCCCCTCTATCACCATCAAACCCGGAAAGTACCACGTTATCCTGAGCGAATCCGCTGATCAATCCCTGACTGATTTGATCACGTCCAAGAACAAGCACAAGAGGCTGACTTTTTACCAGCTGCAAGTTATTTTATTTCAAATCATTTATACCCTGGCCACGATTCAGCGGCGGTTTCCTTCTTTCCGGCATAACGACTTGCACCTGTCGAATGTTTTGGTGCAGAATCTTGACACCGGAACTTTAACTCGAGCCGTTAACCACTACTGCATGTATTACCACCAAAAAGAGGAGGGGGGGAAGGAGAAAACTACAAAGTTCTACCACGATCTGGTACGGTGTCCCTTTCGGATTTTGCTATGGGATATGTACTTTAGTTCCATCGCAGATTTACAAGAGTTGACCCCACTCCATTCGAGGCGATCTAGTGTACCAAACAAGTACTACGACTTGCATAAATTGTTTGATTCGCTGGAATATGTGCTCGGGGGTAGCCCAATCGATGAACGACTCCGAGAATTACTCGACGACGTCGTTCCACCGGCTTACAAGTGCATGCCCAAGAACCTGACCCGGGAGCAAAAAAAGAAGCTCCAGTTACATACCGTCCATCACGTGACACCGGAAGAACTCCTGCACCACAAATTCTTCAAATCACTTAGATTTCCGAAACACCCATTCAACTGCGTGCGAAAATATAAAACCTAAATTGGCTACTTGCGTTCATACCCCCCAACACTTGTTTTTTTTTCTAAATGTCAACATCAAAAGGTGCGACAACGTGACACAGACAAACAAACAAAAAAAATCCCAAAATGGAATTCACCAACAAACAAAAAAATGGGCTCAGTGGATTTGTTTCCACCTATCGAGCTTTCGTGAACACGTTGGCGGATACGTACAAAGACAACAAGGAACTGGCAGTGGTCCGCCAACAAGTCACTGACCTGAAAACGCCGGAAGCGCAGATCCAATTTCTCGAACAGTGGTGGGCAAGCATTTCGCCACACGTGAACAAAATTAAAAACCAAGACGCCTCCCTGTTTGTCGGTGGCGTGCAGTGTTTGCTCGCGCTTCAACTGCCGCAGCTGTGGGTAAGCGATAAGCTCTCGCTCAATTCCAAGAAGTACGTGTGGTTGTATTTGAAAAGTCTCACCAAGAACGCTCGCGCCTTCGTGGATTCGCCGGTCGGGGCAAGCAGCGGAAGTGGGCTTTCCGACATTCAGCCTCCCATGGAACTGCCCGACATTCCTGGAATCAAACAAATCTACGAAAATATGCCCGGTGGCATTCTTCAAAAAGTGCAGTCTATCGCAGAGCGGTACGGCCAGGAAATTGAGAGCGGGGAGAAGAGCATTGAAAACATCAAATTTGATGAGATTAGCCAAGAGCTGTTTGCAGGCTTGAACCAGGAAGACATGAAGGGACTCGTCGCGAACGTCGGCCAAGTGCTGCAGTCTCTATCCGGCGGAGGAGGAGGAGAAGCACCAGGCGGGGAGATGCCCGATCTCAGCCAACTATTTAACTTCATGAATAAGTCCTAGAAAAATAAAAATAAAATTCTTTACATGGTTGTCGCATGTGCCTACGGTATACTCGGTGGAGCTTATGTCGCCAAACTTGAGTTTGTGCTTTTGTAATACCGGTCCACGTATTTATAAGTGAACTTTTACTTGGATTTTCTTTCGTTTTTAGAAACAAAACGACTTCCGGTTCATACTACTAGAGAGCGCTCGGTTGTGCGACGTTATGATTAAGGCTTTTTCCACGTAATGCATATTTTTTTTTACCAAGTATATAATATATTAAGTTAACAACAACCAATTAGAACCTATTTAGAATCCGAAAAATTGAAAATATAAAATAACATTTGGTCCAAACACTTGTTTATTTCTTCTGCGGGTGATTGACACACTTTGCCACCATACTAGTGCTGGTATCTGGCAGTGCTGCGTGTAAGTGGCGGGCCACGCAACCTTCGCACGACGACGGTGGATCTTGGCTGAAGGAAAGGATCTTCTCACAAGACTCGCAATGGAGTGGGTCGTTGTCGGGTCTGTCATCCAAGGAAATCGACATGTTTTTTGCTAACGCGTGGTCAAGCCTCACACCATTAAAGTCAGACGTCGTGTCTCTGAATTGCCGAAAGCCCTTATTTTCGGGTATCAAGCCTGACGTGTCTGGCGTGTCTTCATGCGAGCGCTTCATGTTAAAAAAATCTGAAAAAAAAGAAAACAAATAAATTGTTATATTGTAAAGAAAGCACTTGAAAGTTTGTGTATTATACATTATCCATGCGAATTTCTTGTTTTTTTATTAGCATGTATATAACTTTATATGCTGATAAGTGTGACGTGAATTTCTTGTTTTCCTCGGCATGTATATAACTTTATACGATGATAAGTGTAACATACTCCTCATTATATAAAGTTATATACATGCTTATATAAAAACAAG